TATTCATTAGGCTTCCTATCACTATCTGTTGCATCTAACCCTTTGCCAAATATCATTTCACTAATACCATTTATAATAGCGTTGTTTGTTGGGCTGCCATTGTAACGATCTATTAAATACTGAAAGTACATATTATCTTCTCCGTATAAGATGTATTCTTTGTTTCTTACTTCTTTTATTTCAGGGCTTGTATATGTACTTAAATTGATTACTCTTAAATCACTCATATTTTTATATTATTACATACTCATCGTCATTCATAGCTGCTGCGCCACTTGTAACGTATTCACCACTATTTATGGTAAAATCACCGTTGCCTATCGTTTGATCTGTTACAAATATTTTATCACGGTAAATTATAGAACTACTACCATTTTTGACAACAATATTATAAAATCTGCCTTCTTTTAAAATAGAAGAACCAGAATCAGTATAAGCGTTTGGTATTTGTAAATAGTTTTTATCTACCGACCAACTACTTGAACTATATGTGTATGTTTTGTTTGTTGATTCATCAGTTACTTCAAGCGTACCAGTTGTATCATAGCTTCTTGGTATTACTTTAATTGTTTGTGAACTAGCACTTGTAGTAAGAATCTTCATAATTATATAACAAAGAAAATAATTATTTTTGTAAAAAAAAAGAGGGCATATAGCCCTCCTTTATTCGTATATACACACCCCTTTTTAATTTGGTGCAATTGGTGAAGTTGCATCATCACTCGGTGCTGCTGCGCAGAAGAATGGTGGTGAAGTTTCTTGTGCTACGATTGTAAGTGTAAAACCACTTAAATCACCCATAGCTGCTCCAGTGGCCATTGTTCCCCCTGTTACTTCGCATCCGTGTTCTTTACCTAATAAAAATGCATTATCATTATAATCTACTACTACTACTTGTGGTCTGCCGTGTGCTAACAATTTAATCTGCTCTTGTGTTGCTTTATCTAAAAACTGTAAAGTTACATTTAAGGTGCTTTCATAAAAAGTAGTACCGTTTTCTCTAGATGAATTAATGGCTGTTTCTAATGAAGAATTACCTTTTAAGTCATATCTGAAAAAATCTACTGAACCATCAAGCGTAACAGAACCATCACCAGAAATAGCTAAATCTCTAGTTGTATTATTGTAGTTGGAGAAGAATACAAATTTTAAGCCACCTACACCTGACTTACACGCTAAACTTCTTCCGTTTGTTATATTACACGCCATCTTGTTTACTTTTTATAAGGGGGGCTTTACACCCCCTTGATTAATTTAATTATGAATAAAGTACAATATCACTACCTATTCCGTGCTGTACTCCTGCAGATCCTCTTAAAATTACTCTTACGTTTTGTGATCCGTCAATATCAGCCATATCAATTAGCTTGACTTCTTGCCAGTCATTTAATAGACCAGTACCAAAAAATAAGTTGCTTGATTGAGCTGCTACCATTTTGTCATTTCCTAAGCCTGGTGCTGTATAAAGTGGAATACCTTGGAAGTTCATATCTGTTTTACCAACGTTATATAAATCTCTATAACCTAAGGCTGCTTGTGCTTGTACATAAAACTTAGCTGCACTTGTTGGAATATAGATTTTTAAATCTTCTTTACCATAAACTGCTCCAGGAATTGCATCTACTACTTTATTCATTTCAGCAATAATATTAGAAGATGAAAGAGTTGTACCAGTTACATCTACTACATCACTATCTGCTGCTAACAAAGCTTGAAAGCCATTAAACTCACCTGCGTTTGCAGTAGCACCTTGCCATATATTTTGCTCAACTTTTTCTGCCACTTTTGCTGCAACTTGTGCTAACAAGAAGTCAGAGAATTTTGATGGTAAGTTGTCGTATTGACTAAAGCCCATACTTGCAGCTTCCCAGTCTTGTCTAAAATCCTTTTTACAAAGTTGTAAGTTTACTTGAAACTCTTCTGGTTGTAAGATTCTTTCTGTTAAGGTTACATTTGAAGTAGAATCGAAATCACAAGTAGCATCTTTTAAAATACTATCAAGTGCTAATTTCTTTAATACTTCTTTGAACTTAATGTTCGGTTTAATAGTAACTCCACCACCAGATAAAGTTACACCTGATAACAATGCCGCTGCGATGTAATCACCTGCGAATTCACCAGCATAGGTAGTTGTTATTGAAGTTGTTGTTGCCATATCTATTTTCTTTTTTTATTTAATTATTAACTTGGATCTGTTGCTGTAATGGCACCTGCCGAGTTTCCGATACCCCAAACATACCACTTGTTTCCATCACTCCAAATGTCAATGAAATCACCGACTGATTCTGCTGATGCTACAAAGTTGATTTGATCTTCACCAGAAGCTGCAACTGCTGCCCCATTTACTATTAAGTTCCCATCTATATTATCTCCCTCTGCACTATCAATAATATAATTTGAAGTATCAAACGCATTTGCTACAACAAATCTAAAATTTAAGCCAGAACTTACTGCTGGTAATGTAACTGTAACACCTGCCGATGCTGCAAGTTCATACCATTTTCCACTATCTGCTGCCGTTAGAGTAACTGCTGCCGTAACTTGATCGACTTCGTTTCTTTCTCTTCTTGCAGGGTTTACTACGTGTGTTAAAACTGCCATAATTATTTAATTTTTACTTGTTTGCTAATTTATTCATTATTCTATCTAAAGTTGTTTGTGATCTGTTATCAGCAAAAACAAACTTCTTTTTATCTTCTTTATTTTCTGGGCTGTGCTTAATTGGTTTAGTGGCTGGTTGTTTGCTCATTTCAACTGCAATTTCAGTAGCCACTTGTGAAGCCATTTCCTCTTTTTCTTTTTCTTTTTCTTTGTCTTTATGGTTCATCATATCTTCAATATGCTTACGAAGATCGTCCATTTCTTTTCTGAATTCCTCTTTTGTTACATACTCCATTTTTTCCTTTTCTTTATCTTCTTCCTTTTCTTCTTTTTCTTTATCTTTATCTTCGTAATGCTCGTTCATACCTATTTCTGCGATTACACCTTCATCTTCTACTTTAAGTGTTCTTCCATCTTCTAATTGATACTCGCCTACTGGTAAAGATATTCTTTCGTCATCTGATAAAATAAATACTTCCATATTTTGCTCGAACTGATCTGCTTCTAAAACAGTACCGTTCTCTAATTTTAGCTGTGCTAATTGTATGTTTTCTTCCATACCTAATAAATTTTTAATTTGATAGATTAGTTCTTGTGATCTCATAATTTAATAACATTTAATGATTAATAATTTGCGTTTAAGCAGTTGTTTTTCCTATACCTTGTGCGTGTAATGAACCATCACAACAGTCAATATGGTATGTTTCTTCTTCCCAACACAAACAGGCACGATTACTTCCAGGCCTTGGGCTTGAAGTATTTCTATATCCTATATATACAGATCTTCTACGCCTACTTTGTGCTTTTCGGGTGTTTTTTCGGTAATAAGTCATTGTCTTGTTTGTATTTTGCGTTTTGTGGTCTGCCATTTTTAACTAGATACAAATAGGCATTTACTCTTGCAAAAGCCCATTGACTTGGGTTTGTTACTCTTGGGCTGTGTGATACGTTAAATGCGCCTAGCCCTCTTTGAAATACACTAGATAAAACGCCAACTGTTACACCATAACCTAATTTTTCTTTATATCGTTTGTTAAAATCATCTGCCTTTTTTTGTAGCGTAGCCCTATCTTTTGCAGTTGGCTTTGCACCTGTTTTTCCTTTTGCAGTACCCCTTGCTGTGCCTTTGCCTTTTGGGTTAGGGTTTTTGGTGCCAGATCCTGGAGCCTTTGGGCTTTTTACTATGCCACCTCTTTTACCCACTTTAGCATATTTATCTTTTTTTACGCACTTGTGTTTTTTGTAATCTTTTACATAACCCTCTGGGCATTTATATTTTTTAAATTCTTCTTCACTCATAGCGTGTTTCTCACACGGCATATACCAAGTTTGCCCTTCGTAGTCGTGTTCGTGTATTCCGTCACAACCAATATCAAGTGCAATTTTTTCAGCCATATCTTTTGAACTGTAAGCAAGTCTATCCATAATAATAGCGAAGTCATCGTTCACCTTTTCGCTATATAATTTTAATTCACCTAAACTTTTTAACTTGCTTTCTGCCCAGCTTTTTGCAGATTTACCACCCCATAATAAAAAAGAAATAGTGCCACACGCTTCGTTGTCTTTTGGATCGTAATAGGTTTCTGCTCTACTTAAATAACTATATAGCCTTTTGATTGTGGATACAGATAGCTTTTCTTTTGCTGCTAATTGTCTTGCACGATTTTTGCCCACCAAAGTAGCACATTTATTATTTACCTTTGCATTTAATTCAATACCACGCTTTGCGTTATTTACTACACTTTGTGGATAATCATTGAAAGTTTTTAATTGTACGTGGTGTGTAAATAATTCTTTTATTGCATCTACAATTTCATCTGTTTCGTGTTTTGATAGATCCTTTACACTATTGTCTTTTGGCCTATCCATTTTATCAGCAAAATAACCCTCGACACTAAAACCCTTTACCCTACCTGTTTTTACAAACTCTTCCCATACTTGATTGTTATTTACTTTTACAGCCCCCATCCAAGTTCCAACTGGTACGTCCATATTGTACTTTCTTGACTTGTCGTATTTCTCATCTTCTACTATCCAGCTTTCAACAAGTGTTAGGCCTTTCAAAGATTGTTGATGCTCTAATGTGGTTTTGTTTTGGTTGCCTTTTTGTAAGAAGTTTTCACTGATTTTTTTTACAGTATCTTTTGAAAAGTATATATAGTAATCTTCCTCTGCACCTTTTCTAAATATTGGTTTGTTTGGTATGAGCAAAGCACCTAGCAATATCTTTTTTTCTTTATCAACCTCTGCTAATTTTAATTCTTGTGCTTTTAATGCCACAAAATCTTCCTCAATGGCTGGGTTTTCGACTACTGATATTGCATCAACACCAGATAATTCCTCGTTTTCGTCAAGTATTAATTCTACTATTTTCATAATTATATAACATTTTAATTTTTTTGTTTTGCTTTATCCTAAGCTGCTTTCTTGTATAATATTTCTTTCTAGCCCTTGTGCAGTTGTTACATCATTAGCAACTACAAATGCTTGAATAGGCTGCTGTGTTTGATCTGCTATTGTTTGTGCTAGTTGATTTTCTGCTGATGCACCTACTATATTAAATGATGGTGCTTGTGTTGATATTTGGGGTGTGCCTAATCTTCCACTTAAACCACCACCCCCTGCACCTGCTTTACTTGCTGCATCTTTTGTTGCACCAACTGCTGCTTTTACTGCTGATATTACACTTGCTGCCGTGGCTAATGCTGTTGCTATAAATGGTAAGTTCAATGGTGGGGGTGCTACATTTGCAGCTTTTGCAATAGATGCTGTTGTTTCTGTTGCTGCTTCACTTGCAGTAATTGTTACACCAGTCATAGCTGAAGTTGCATTTATTAAATTCTTTTTAAAATTTAAAACTGCTTCTTTTGCAAGTAATATTTGTTTTGCTACAATTAATGCCCTACCCACTGCACTTTCTTCATTTGCTATTGATATTGCACTATCCAATGCCTGCATTTTTAAAGATAGTCTTGCTGCTTCTTCTTCTTGTGTCGCTTTTGTTATTGCTTGATTATCTTTAATTATTGCATCAGCTATTAAACCACTATAAAACATTTCTATTTGAGCAATTTGCTCTGCGTTTGCACCTGCTAATCTAGCTTCTTCTAATGCTCTTTCTTTACGCAGTAACATTTTTTGCTCGTGAGTAACTGCTTCTCTATCTTTAAGTTGAGTAGCATACCTATCCATTATGTTGTTTATCTTCTCTTGGTCTTTTTCAACTGCTTCCTTTCTTAAATTTGCAAAGTGCGTTTCTACTGCTTCTATTTCTTCTTTAGTCGCACCAAGTGCTTTAAGTTCTGCTATTGCTCTTTTCTTTTGTAAATCAACTTTTTGTGCGTTTGTTTTTGCTTCTTTATCCTCTCTTTGTTTTTGGAAGTTGTTAATAATATTATCTATCTTCTTTTGTTTATCTTCTTCATCTTTAGTTGTTTTCTTGTTTGACTTTTCGTTCATATCGTCAATACTATTCAAGTAACCATCTCTTGTATTTGTAAGTTGGGTTAGTTTTTTTTCAGTTTCTTCTATAACTGCATCACCCTCATCAGCAACTTCTTCAGGATCAAACACAAACTTTGCTGTACCCATTGTAAAATCTTTTGCTAAACTTGTCGCTTCAATATTCAAACCTGGTACTTTAGATGCAAGTGCCGTAGCTGCATCAATCAAACCTAAAATTAATGTTACAGGTGCTGCAATAAAACCAACAATTCCAGCTAATATTTTTTGGTTTCTTTCTGCTGCTGCTACTTGTGATGCTTTAATTTGTTTCTCTTGTTCTAATTGAATTTTAAGTGCTTCAATTACTTCATTAGTTTGATTTATTTTTAATTTAAGTATTTCTTTTTCTGATTTGCCTTGTCTTTTTAATGTTTCATCTTGACTGTTTGTTATGTCTAATCTTGATTGTTCTTCTGCAACTGTTTGTTTTGCAGTTTCTAAATTGTCTTTTTGTGCTGAAGATACACCATTTACTGCATCTTTTAATTTGTCAAAGTTTGCAACAAGTAAACCAACTAAAACTACGATTGCACCGATACCAGTCGCTATAAGTACTTTCTTAAAGCCAGTTAAAGCAATACCTGCAACCTTAATTCCTTTTGATGCCGATACAAATAGTTTTCCAAACTTAACTATTTGACCAGATAGACCACCAGTAATGGTATTTAAACCAGCTTGTATATCTCTGTTTTTTAAAAGTGTTTCGTTAAATTCAAGTGCCTTTACTTTACCTACTTGTGTCCTTGTGCTTTGTGTTTTTAGCACTTTGTTATATTGTGATGCTTCTACCTTTAATGCTCTTAATGCTGCTGCTTCAACTTTTAATTCTGCGTTAAATTTTGTAAGGGTTTGTTCAGCCATCATCTTTTGAGTTCCATTCATATTTGACATTTCAAACTCAAGTTCAGCTATTTTCAATCTTAAATCAGAAACAAACTTTTCTTGTAACTTGATACTTTCGTTAACGTCATTAAAGTTCTTTTTGGCTTGTTCTATATTTACTTTTACGTCAATTACTTTTTCCATTTAATTTCTTTTTTTAATTGTGTATAACCCTCTTTGAAGGTATTAGGTAGTCTGTATTTACCTTGTGCAATTCTAATGTTTTCAGTTTCACCCTTTGCGTATTCCAATAATTGTAGTATGTCATTTATCATTTTAACTTACTTTGTTTAATAATTCTAGTGTGCTTTTACCTGTTTGTAAGTTGGTAGATATTTTGTTAATTAAATACTCTACATCATTTATAACAATCGTATCAGACAATTTATAACTCATTAAGAAACTTTGTGGCAAAATCGCATTAACTTTTACAAGCCTTCTGCTGCTACTAAATACATCAGCTATATATGTTTTATAAAATGTGTTAAATAGTGTGTTAGCATCTATGGAATTATTAAAAGTATTTATCTCTGTGCTAAAGTTTATTGTTTGCCCTGTTGTTAGTGTTGTAGTGTTTATTGTAATGTTTGATGCACTTGCTGGTGTTGAGGTTTGCACAAAGCTACCAGTAACCACTGGTGTAATAGTTGTTCCAGCACCTGGGGCTACCGATCCTGTTGTGGTTTCAAATGTTGTACCATTTATAAATTCAAATGTAAAGTTACTTGATTCAGATGCACTTACCGAAATAACTCTTGTTTCTGTACCTGGTCTAAAATTAGTTGGTCTATTATAAGATTGAATACTTGCTGGTGTACCTGCACCACCACCATCAAAGATTTGTATTCTTTCTGAAGAAGTTGTTTCTCTCAAAAATAACAATGGTTTTGCTATTGTTGGGTTTTGGTCGTTATCTACAAAGTAACCGAAACCAATACCTGTATTTGCATTGTTGTTTACATTTATTAATCTTTCAAAAAACATTTTTTCAAAAGGTAATTTGATTCTATAATCTTGACCTCT